CCTGCTATGGGGCTGTAACCTAACATAGCAAGAAACTAACATTGTTTTTAGTTTGAGTCACCCTCATATCGACAGGTCCACATGGTCAAGCTATACTTCTTTCCCCCACGCAAAGGCAGAACCTTATGTCCATGTGTTACCATAGACGGAAACAAAATGCACTGTCCAACTTTTACATTCTTGTTTGTAAACTCTTGCCTAGGAAAAACAAGCTCCGCACCAGCGTAATTATCATTAAGCTTTACGCTGCCCGTGAACAACGATGCGTCTGTATGCAGCCCTAGTTCTGTCTGTGTTTCCATAGAATAACGCATAGTAAACGCATCTCGCAATCCAAGGTACGCTTCTGGGTGCCAATGCCTCTCGCATATTTTACTGAGTTTATCGGCCCATTGTTCTGATATCTCGTCCCATAAGCCTAATTCTTTGAGCCTTATCTCTTGCGCTGGGAATTTATCCCCATCAAGCTCACCCCACCGACCAAGACTTTCTGATGCTTCAATGTATCGCTGGCACTGAGCCTCTGACATAAAGTCCGTCACCAGTATTTCTGATGCAACCTCTTCGTACTCAAGATCCTTATGGTACTCTGGAGATAATACCTCTGCCTCTTCTACATACCCAAATTTATCTGCAAGATTTTTAAATCTTACCTTTGCGTCATCTCCACCGTTGCCGTGGTAGATACATGGGCAGCACATGCCGTTTGCTAGTTGACCGTTGATAACCTCAATGTCGTCATCGCATTGAAAGATGTAACCCTCATAATCTAATTTAACGCTAGGAACTTCCTTATTAAGAAACCGTGAATGTGCCCAAAGTTGATCATCCGATTCGTGTGCAACAGACTCGTTGAAAAAGTTTTCAAGAGCGCCAACTCTTCCCATATACAAGCCACTATTTAAATATCTATAAGGAGTGACTGATGGTGGAAAATTGTTGGATATATCAGATACGGGCCAACATTCCTTCTCTGCCGCAAAAAGTATATCGCAATCAAAACCTTTAAACCTATCTAATATAACATCTTGGGTTTCATTAATTAGACAATCATAGCCATCCATAAACAGCACTACATCCCCATCGTGCAGAGATTCAAGATGGTTGCGTACAAGATTAATCTTTTGCCCCCCGCCTTGGGCTTCCATCGTGCCCCCCATCCATTTTACATTACGTCCCAGATTTAAGTACGTTATTCCGTGCGCTTTTGCAGATTGCTCTAAAGCCCACATTTTACTTTGATCTGTTCCAACGGTTAGTACATGTACCTGCATTAATTCCCCCTCAATCGTGCTTGGTCTAACTTCTCTAGGTATCTGCTTAACCACCTCTGGTGTAAAGAAAAAGTTCGATTGAACTTTTAGCTTGGCAGGCACCCACTCATCTACAGGGATGATAGCATCCTTGTAGCCTTCTATCAATCTCTTGGCGGTTTCTGGTCTAATAGCGTAAGCATGACAATTATACCAATAGCCAAGAGTATTAAGACGGTATCCCAACCAAACGCTGTCATGCTCCTTCAATAGGGTGTCTATCGCACTGGGGTCAATGCTATCGTAAACTGCATCTTCTTCAAGGATTATTCCATTGCGATTAGATGCCGCTATCTTTTCCCAAACCTTGAGGTGGCTAACAGCGCAACCAAACTCTGTAACTAACAGAGGCCTGTTAAGTATTGGATCACGCCACTGTGTATCTCGAACATAGCCCGTCTCTTTCTCTACAGTACCCCAGTCTTTTCCCCGCGCATCATAAGCAGACCCATGCAAAGAAATTTGATATACTAGCGCCACCTTGGACCTTCAAACCAAGAAACAAGACTTTTTCTTGTACCTTTAGTCACAGGTTCAACTCTATGTTTAAGGTAGCTTGGAAAAACTAATACGGTTCCTTTTGCGCGAGACTTTAAATCTGGAGAAGGGCATTCCCCAAACATAAAATTACCCCCTAGATATTCTGACGGGTCAGATAGCTGAACAGTTACACTTAACTTTCTATCTCTAGGGGTATCGCCATCCCAGTTTACATCTATATGCCAATCGTAGTGACCACCCTTTGCAGCATGATACTCTGTATATTGAATATCACAAATTTTTTCTACATCACAATAAAAGGCATTTTCGTTTGCTGTTTTGACATATTTCCACAATATGTCTTTAACATCGTTGTTACCAGAAATCCATGCAACCTGACTGGATCTTACAGTTTCATCAGAATTACAAAAAGTTGTGGCTGGAGTGGTTTGGAGGCTATTAACTGCCCCTAAAACCACATTCAACTCATCTCCAGATAAGCCTCCCGACCACATCTGCCAATTTTGTCTAACCATGAATTTATACCCCCATTAATTTATTTATTCTGGTTTAGTCGGCCAAACTACATTGTCTGGAAAACCTTCTTGCTGCGGAACATCCAGTAAATCTTGCCTGTACTGTGTCCATTCCGCTTGTTTTTCTGGCGTAAGGCTATTCCATTTTAAAACGTGGGTTTGCAACGGATCTACAAAATACTCTAAAGAAGCGTCCCTAGAGCGCCTTACATCTTCTGCGGTCAAGGGGGGATCAGAAAAGTTTCCACCCGCATCCACTAATTGACCTATTTTTGCGGAATCACTCTGCACCCAATTGCTGTCAAGGGCGCTTTCAGAAATTACAATATTTGCAACTTTTCCATTTTCAATCACTGCATATTTCATAACAATCTCCTATATTGTAATCACAGAGCAAAATCCCTGCGACCCCGCATAACCGCTTGACAGTAGATAACCCCAACCGCCCCCTGCTCCATATCCCGTTCCTGCGTTCCCTGCACTCCCCGGAACAGCAGAGAGGCCGCTACGCCCATAAACACGTTGCCTGTAGAGATCACCCGTGCCGCTATTTGTACCTCGACCTAATCCAGTTAAAGGAGTGTTAGGACTCTCAGGCCCGTCTATCTTTGAGGTTCCAATCACAAATTCTGTTACTTGAGTATCACTATAACCCGATGTGTAACTGCCGTAAGAATTAGCTGGAAAAGAAGTCCTTGAGTTTAAAGTGGGATCATGGAAGCTGCCATCATAACTCTGACCACCCTTACCCCCTGCTGAGAAAACGTAGTCTCCAAAAAGAGTTTCACCACCCGTGGCTCCTGCGGAGGACTGACTACCCGCTGAACCCCCTGCCCCTACAGTGACGGTAACAGAAGACGGTAACGCAGATAGCAGAATCCATTTAATAGATAGAACACCACCTATTCCACCTACTCCACCCGCATTGGCATTAGCCGCGCCACCGCCTCCTCCTCCGCCGATGCATGTGACTATTGCAACAGTTCCAACAGAAGGCTTTGTCCAAGTGCCTGACGATGTAAACGCATCTACGTCAACCAAAGTAACACCCGCGTTTCTTATCGACGTTGCAGATGTTGAATCTAAAGACGCAATGGCCTCTAATCCTAAACTATTATTTATAACGGCGGTTCCGCCGACTTTTATAGCCATCTTCGTGTCCTTTCACTATTAGCTATTAAAATACTAGAACAGAAACAAATCCCTGCGACCCCGCATAACCGCTTGACAGGAGATAACCCCAGCCTCCTCCCGCTCCATACCCTGTCCCTGCGTTCCCTGCGCTCCCCGGAACAGCGGAAAGGCCACTACGCCCATAAGGACGTTGTTGGTAATATTCGCCAGTGCCGCTATTTGTACCTCGACCTACTGCATCCAACACGGTATAACTGTCCGCCCTTCCTTGTATATATTGTTGTCCGATTACATAACTTGTTCTTTGAAGATCCCCATTTCCCGCAGTATAGCTACCATAAGAATTAGCTGGGAAGGAAGTCCTTGTAGAATAACCGGGATAATGGAAGCTGCCATCATAACTTTCACCTCCTCTGCCGCCCGCAGCGAAAACATAATCTCCAAAAAGAGTTTCGCCGCCAAGTGCTCCAGCACTTGATTGACTACCCGCCGATCCCCCTGCTCCTACAGTGACAGAAACAGAAGATGGCAACGCGGACAAAAGAATCCATTTAGTAGTGCAAACACCCCCACTCCCCCCCACACCACCAGCGTTTGCGCTTGCGGCTCCCCCACCGCCTCCACCACCAATACAAGTGATCATTGCAATACTACCGCTGCCCGGCTTGCTCCATGTGCTTGAAGAAGTGTAAGAATTTATTGTGCCCGCAGAACCAGAAGGCCCAGTTGGACCCGTTGGGCCTGTCGGACCTGTGCCGCCCGCAGACCCCGTTGGGCCAGTTGGTCCATTTGGTCCATTTGGACCCGTTGGGCCTGTTGGACCCGTACCTCCTACTTCGCCCTTTTGACCCTTTTGACCCTTTTGACCTTTTTGGCCTGTAGGCCCTGTAGGCCCTGTACCACCTGTACCACCTACTTCTCCTTTTTGACCTTTCTGTCCTTGAGGTCCAGTCGGCCCTGTCGGACCCGTTGGTCCCGTGCTTCCCACTTCACCCTTTTGACCCTTCTGACCTGTCGGACCAGTCGGACCCGTACCACCCGTTCCTCCCACTTCGCCCTTTTGACCCTTTTGACCCTGTGGCCCCGTTCCACCTGTCGGTCCTTGAGATCCCGTTGGCCCTGTTGGCCCTGTGTTACCCGTAGGCCCTTGCGAACCAACTTCGCCTTTTTGACCCTTCTGTCCTGTTGGCCCTGTACCGCCTGTAGGCCCTGTAGGTCCGTCTGGACCCGTTGGGCCAGTCGGGCCAGTTGGACCTGTACCACCAGTATTACCGACTTCACCCTTCTGGCCCTTTTGCCCCGTTGGGCCTGTGGGGCCTGTGGGGCCTGTTCCACCCGTATTGCCAACCTCACCCTGCTGGCCCTTTTGACCAGTCGGACCCGTAGGCCCTGTGCCGCCTGTCGGGCCTGTAGGGCCTGTAGCCCCCACTTCACCTTTTTGGCCCTTTTGTCCTTGGGGTCCATTGGGACCAGTAGGTCCGTTTGGCCCTGTCGGGCCAGTTGGTCCCGTGGGGCCAGTAGGCCCAGTCGGTCCTTGCAAAGCTGCATTGGCAATCGTCTGCTTTTCCCAAGCAGAAGCTGTTACATCGTAGACAGGAATAAGGTCAGAAGAAACCGCGTCTGTGCCCGTAGCAAACCCTGTGAGAGAAGATCCCACATTTGCAGTGTCAGTAACGTCAGCATTTGTTTCTACGGTATCTAACTTTGTACCATCAGTTGCGATATCACGCCCATCAACCGTGCCAGTTACAGCCAAGTTGCCTGTAACCGTGGCCCCAGAAGATGTTGCTGCAACCTTGGTAGACCCTGCGTTCTGCAAGATGTTCAGATCACTGGCTACCGCACTGATAAAGACAACAGCATTCCCCGCGAGGCTGATGGCGTTATCTGAGTTTGAACTCTCTTGCACAGTCCTTGTAAGGGTTGTGCCAGAAGCGGTATATGTGCCAGTGCCTATTTCAAAGTTAGAAAGTTCTTCAATGACGTACTGTACTACGTCACCGTTACTAACCCCAGCATCTGCGAAACTCTGAAACCCCGTAGACGCGCTGCCAAGTGTGATTGTGCCAGTACCCGTGGTACTGGTTGTCATCTTGGCCCTGTTAAAGAGCTTCGCCATGATACTGCCTTATGTTAGTTGGATGACACCGTTGCTTGGGCTGAAGTCTAAGGTGAAAGTATCACCGTTATTCAGCGTCAATGAGGTGCCATAATCATAGTACCCAATGATTGGATCTGCTGGAGAAGAAACCGTATCATCA